TATAAGCAAGTCGAGGATGGAAATCCTGAGCATAAAACAAACAGCACTCCTGATATTAGGAAGGAGATGTCTGGTCTAGCAGATCAAGTAGGAGAAAAGATTGAGCACACCGACGACGTCCCCTTCTAAAGAAGAGCAAGAAGAGACTACAAAAAAGATAATGTATTTCTTTGCGAGAGAGATATGGAACAAAAGATTAGAGAGGATCCCAAATAAAGATCAGTCATGGGCAGACAGGTTTGAGGAGATGTTTCATCAGAAGTTGATTGACTATGTTGATTATGCAAAAGAACATAATCTAAAGGAGAAATATGTTAATGAACGAACCGATCAAAGTTGAGATAGAATTAGTTCATGAGGACTCACATCCGCTTCATAGATCAACGGAACATGCTGCAGGGTACGATATATACTCAGTGGTAAATGAAGAGATCTCGCCTCTCGGATGGAAGGTTATACCAACAGGAATAAAGATAAAAAGTATGCCGCCATGGATGGAGGGCCAAGTGCGGACGAGAAGCGGTATGGCTAGCAAGTATGGTGTATTTGTTATGAACTCTCCTGGAACAATTGATCCAGACTATAGAGGAGAGATACAAGTTATTCTTATGAACATGGGGCATATGCCATATGATATTTACAAAGGAGATAGGATTGCACAAGTGGTGTTTAATAAGTATGTATCACCAGAATTAAACGCTGTAGTTATCAACCACAAAGTAAGAGGTGAACACGGACTTGGAAGTACAGGAAGGGGAGAAGACACGACTGTTGGTGCAAGATGGTGAAGATAGAATGGGAAAGAGAGTTTGGCAGTGTAGGTAATTGGAGAGTTGAGAAGCTAGGGAAAGCTGACGGAGCAAGGTTTGGATACCTATTATCAGATACTCACAAAACTTACATAGCAGTTAATCCAGGTCCCTTTGATTCTCCAGAAGAAAGAGATGAAAATATTATTGCTGATATAACAAGACGAGAGAAGGCAAGATAATGGAAATGAATGAATATCAGAAGTTTATACACAAAAGCAGATACGCTAGATACCTTGATAGAGAAGGGAGGAGAGAGACATGGGAGGAAACTGTAGATAGGTACTGTTCTTTCTGGGAGGGGAAGTATGATGCAGGGATACCAAAAGAAGTAAAGAAATCTATATTAGACTTCGATGTAATGCCTAGCATGAGAGCCCTTATGACTGCGGGGCCTGCATTAGAAAGAGATAATATGGCAGGGTATAACTGTAGCTTTATTTCTGTAGACCACGTAAGAGCTTTCGATGAGAACCTGTATGTTTTATTATGTGGTACTGGTGTTGGATTCAGCGTTGAGAGGCAGTTTATAAACAAGCTTCCTGAAGTGGCTGAATCATTTCACAAGACAGACACAACAATAGTTGTTAGTGACAGCAAGATCGGATGGGCAAAAGCCTTAAGAGAATTGATTAGCCTGTTATACCAAGGCGCTATTCCTGAAATTGACTACTCAAGAATACGACCTTCAGGAGCAAGGCTTAAAACTTTTGGGGGTAGAGCTTCCGGTCCTGATCCATTGAAGAGATTGTTCACTCAATATGTTAGGATATTTAAGAGCGCAGCAGGACGCAAGCTTAACAGTATAGAGTGTCATGATCTTCTATGTTTCAATGGAGAAGCGGTTGTTGTTGGAGGGGTTCGAAGAGCAGCAGAACTAAGCCTAAGCAATCTTACTGATGAAAGAATGCAACGGGCTAAGATGGGACAATGGTGGGTAGACGAACCTCAACGCGCACTATCTAATAACTCTGTCTGCTATACAGAGCGACCAGATATTGGTATATTTATGAGAGAGTGGCTGTCTCTATATGAGTCCAAGAGTGGAGAGAGGGGTATATTTAATCGGACTGCAGCAAAGAATCTAGCACCAGAACGTAGGGATACTGACCATGAGTTTGGCTGTAATCCCTGCAGCGAGGTGATACTTCGAAGTTGCGGTTTGTGCAATTTATCAGAAGTTGTGCTTAGACCAACTGATACACTAGATATTATCAAAAAGAAAATTGAACATGCAACTATACTAGGAACATATCAATCCACACTCACTGATTTCAGATATGTAAGGCCTGTTTGGAAAAGGAACAGCGAAGAAGAGAGGCTATTAGGAGTTAGCTTCACTGGAGTATTTGATTGTCCAGAGATATTCTTTGCATCACAAGAGACTCTTAGAGATTTAAGAGACTATGCTGTTGCTGTAAATAAGAAGTGGGCTGCCAAGTTAGGAGTTAGTCAGTCAGTTGCGGTAACATGCGTGAAGCCTTCTGGAACTGTAAGTCAATTGGCTGGAGTTTCTGGCTCTGGTCTACATCCATCCTATGCAAAGCATTATTTAAGGAGAGTGCGACAAGATATAAAAGACCCTCTTAATGAGGCTATGATTAATGCTGGACAACCATTTGTTGTTGATCCATACAACAAGGAGGCTTTGGTATTTGAATTCCCTATGAAGTCACCAGCTAAGTCCATCACGAAAGATAAGATTACAGCTATCCAACATCTTGAAGTGTGGAAAAGGTTTGCTTTAAACTGGTGCGAACACAAACCAAGCGTTACTATTTATGTAGAGGAGGATGAATGGCTTGCTGTGGGAGCCTGGTGCTGGGAGAACTTCGATATCATTAGTGGAGTAAGCTTCCTACCGAAGGCAGATGATGCTCACATTTATGAAGCTGCACCATATGAGGAGATAACATCAGTGGAATATTCAAAACTGAAAGCCAATAGAACAATAGACTGGGCCTCTGTTACTGAAGGAGAAGACAATACAATAGGCAGCCAAGAACTTGCATGCATGGCTGGAGCATGTGAGATATGAGCAGGTACTACACTAAGTTAAAAATCCAACCTGTTGATTATATTACTGCGAACAATATAGATTTTTGTAGTGGGAATATAATTAAGTACGCTAGCAGATGGACACTAAAGGGACAACCAGAGGGGGACTTAAGAAAGATAATCGACTACGCAAATATTCTCTTAAACAAACGTGAATGGGAAGGCAGCAATGAATAAAGACATGCTTATAATTCCAGACTGTCATGCGTCTCCAGACTACAGCAATGAAAGATTCACCGCTTTAGGCAACCTGATAGTTAAGCAAAAGCCTTACTATATTACTTGCTTAGGAGACTTTGCGGATATGTCAAGCTTATCATCCTATGATAGGGGGACCAAAGGGTTTGAAGGCAGGCGCTTTAAGAAGGACATAGCATCAGCTATAGACGCGCAGACTAAACTCTTTGCTCCATTAAAGATGTTTAATGAACAGAAAAGAAAGAACAAGGAGAAACAATATAAGCCTAAGCTTAATATGTGTTTAGGAAATCACGAAGACAGAGTAACTAGGGCGACCAATCAATCACCAGAACTTCATGGAGCTATTGGCATTGATGATTTACAATATGAGAAATTTGGATGGAAGTTAACCGGCTTTAAAAGCTGCCTAAGCATCGAAGGTATCGCCTTCTCTCACTACTTCACTACTGGAGTATCTGGAAGACCGATAAGCTCAATGCATGTAGGGCATCAACTTGTATCTAAGCTGCATTGTTCTGCTGTACAAGGACATTCTCACTTGTATAATCATGCTGAACAGACCAGGCCTGATGGCCAAAAGGTATTTGGTTTAAGCGCCGGATGTTATTCACATCCTAAATATTCAGAAAGCTGGTGTCAGGATACAGAACACCAATGGTGGAGGGGGGTAGTTGTACTAAAGGGATTAGATGGTGATGGGTACTATGACGAGATCCAATCTATAACTCAAAGAAAAATAATGATGGATTACTTATAGATGCTTGAATCATTTATTGGAATCGTTGCCGGGTATGCTATATATATTCTGATTTCCTGTTTCATTCTTTACTTGTTTCTTAGATGATCTCTTTACTTTAACCGCCCCCGAAAGGGGGCGTATTTTTTTAACACATCCCATTGGTATTGCATGTATACCAAACCAAGCACCCTTGTCATCCTTAGTGTTGGCTATCTTTATAACTTCCTTATCTCTATAAACTATATACCCTGTTGTTTCCATGACAGCAGGGTTAACATCTTTGATACTCTCCCATCCAGCACTCGCTACTATATCCAACCAGTGTACTTCAGCTAACTTTTCCATATCAATAAAGCTTAGCGTCCATCCCAGACACAAGTTTGTTATACTCTACCTGGTCATCTATAAGGTTCTGTAGGTGAGCCATCATGCTTTCTCTCAACTCAGCAGCGTACTCAACAGTTGTGTTGGGGTCCATCATCTGATACTTCCATCGTCTAACGACAGCCTTCATTTCCTTTCCGCTAAAATAAGCGTTTAGGTTTAATTGAGTAGAAGGACTTAACTTGTAAGTGTTTATCCCGAACAGTGACATCACAGCCTGTGGTATACTGTACTTAGGCAAGCCATCCTTTCCTGTGTTACCATCTATGGCGTCAGTAGCCATAAGCAGCTTAACAATAGGACCTCCTCCACTTATCTGATCGCCTGCTTTATTACGAGGCATAAGGAATGGAGGCACGATATAACTTGCCATGAAAGACATCGCATCCTCGTACCTCTGCTGAGGAGGGTCGGCATCATTCCAAATAGGTTGGCCAGTAAATGGATCATGGTTTGTCTTCAGTCCTATCAAAAGATCAACAGGCCCCGTGAAGAACCCTGTTCCTTTGTATGCCTCTCCTACCTCTCCTTCAGATATACTCTTGGCAAGATCTGCCCAGCCTGTCCATGGCAACATATACCCTAGATCAATAGCTGTCCACTTTCCATTCTCGTCTTTATGCGGGAGGAAATACATATTATCTCTGTCCCTAGCCCACTCACCAAAGTGCCCCTTGAGCTTTTCAAAGTCCTCCTCTGTTACATCATTCTCTTCTGCTAACCATGCTGCATACATAAATGGCAACGCAATATAAGGAATAAATGAAGCAGGATTGTTCTTTAGATTCTTCATTAACTGAGGAAGAACCTTAACATTAAACGTAATGAATGGCGCTCCATAAGGAACACGCCTCAACCACCTAACAGTTTCAGATACAGAGCTATAATCTAGAATTGCATCTTGCGCGTCAAGAGCAGCTTGGTCAGCCTTAAGACCCTTAGATTCTATACTATGAATAAACTTAGCAAGCTTAAATACAACCTCAGATTTCTGGTAGAACCTACCTAAAGGATTGACATAATCATTGAAGAATATAGATGCTCTGCTTTTAAAGCCTTCCATTGTAGAGGCCTCAGCAACAACCTTTCTATACTCCATGTCTATCCTACCAATCTCTTGCGCGGTAAAAGAAGTTCCTTCTATTCCGTATTCTTGCGCCATCTGGTAATACTTTCCATCATTTATGATTTCATTCATAGCTCTAGAAAGATATCTAAAAACATCTCCGTTGTATAACGGAACACCTGACGTATGAAGAAGAACCATATTGCTTATAAGGTTTCTCACCTGTGTTGGTGGATTCATTATAACTCTTGTATACTTGAAAGCTCTTTGAGCCATACCGCCCCAACCTTTATCACTAATTAGGTTAGCTATAGGATTGTCTACAGTCTGAGTCTCAGAGAGGGCCATAACATCCCCAAAGATCTCCTTTCTTACATGCATGCCAGAAAACTTACCAAACTTACTTTGATTAGGAATCTTTTTATAATTTTTTATATCTACCTTGCCTGGCATCTCCTGTGTTGTTTGCTGAGCAGCAGCTACCATTTCCTTAGAGGCTTCCACCATTGCATCAGCTCTTTCTGGATCGTCTTTCCTCATTACAGCTGAGCGTTCCATTAAATTAGCAGACTCTGTTAGAAGCCATCCAGGCGATGTCTTATTCCCTCGCCAAATAACAAGCTCTCCAGGTATGACCCATCCCTTACCAGCGGGATCTGTTGCAACCCACTCAAGATACTTTACGATAGCTAAGTCTCTAGTTACCTGACCATAGTATCTGGACGCAAGGAACGCTGGGTCCTCAATCTTTCCAAATAAAACATCAGCTATCCATTGATCGTGAAGCTTCCTAGCTTTGGTATAGTCCATAGCTGAAGGTCTCAACCCAGAACCAAGAGACCTTCTTAACTCTGGATCTATTAGATATCTTAGATATGTATTAGGAAGATACCTATCCTTTAAGGATTCATATCTCGCTTCATCCATAAGACCCATGTCAACTAGCTCTTGCCCAAGATTCTCTATATCCTTTTTTACCTCAACAGCCTTGTCCCGCATATTGACAGTGCCAATCTGGCGCTTCCTTCCCCCCATCTTACGGCCTCTTCCAAATGTTTCTCTTGTTGCAAAGTTAACATTTAAACTAGGAACCAAGCTGGGTGAAGCGTCCTTGGTAGTAAAGAATGTATAGATACTTTTCTTTTCCTCTTTAGATGCTTGATCAAAGATATCATAGATTTGCCTAGCAAGATTTTGCTTTATACCTATCTCGCCTTGCGCTAAGTATCTCCGTGCCTTTAGAGTATTAGCCCCCTCCAAAGTAATCCATGGATCAAACAGCCTTCCAAACTCTTTTGTCTTATGCCATGCAGCTGACTGCCCTACTACTGATTGAGTAAAGGAGTCTGTTGCATCTTGAGTGATCTTTCTCCAGGTTTTATTTGAGTCCCCAAGAGTCTCTCCTAAACGACTTGCTCTCATAGTTCCTACATCAGTATCCAAAGACCCAAGAGACTGCATCTGGTTATCATTAAGAACTATATACGATCTACTTTTTGAGTCATCATCAAACTTTGTAAAACTAATTGAGTCATACCCTTCTTTACTAAGAAAATACTTTAGTTTAGTGTTGAACTCTTTATTCGAATTAGGATTAATCCCAACTTCTTCTCTTATAAAGCTGCCCATAAGTTTCTTTATATCAGAAGGAGCGTCCTTTAAATAGGCGCTCCAACTAGAGGGAGAATCCCAACCGAATATGTCAGTTTTTACATCAAGAGGTTTTTTGACATTAACATAACCTTGAAGTATTTCTACGTTAGGAACAGCATGCGCTGAGATATTACTATTCTCGCCCAGTATAGCGCCAGCTATATCTTTGTCATTCTTTGAATTGTAAATTGAACTAAGTGAGATTGTATCTATTTTACCAGATGGAGATTTAATAGTTAACTCATATGATCCATCTTTATTCAATGACATATTAGCTGTATAATTTACCGTCACCCCTTCTGATGCTCCCCCTATTTCAACTGGTGCAGGAGTTCCATCTTCATTTGTCAAGCTAATTGAGTTATCATACATCTCATACCTGTCTCTAAAAGCATCTATAGACTTAGGTACTGAGTCTTCAGGGGTTATACCTTCGATACCCTTGATCTTTACTACAATCTTTGATTGGTTAGCTATATTAGAAGCCGCTGCAATACCGCTAGCCTCGATTATATAAATAGGATCTGTTACTAAAGAGCCTTCAAGAAACTTCTTGTTGGTATTATCTCTTTGATCAGCAACCCTATTGGAATCATCTGCCCTTCTCTTTACCAGAGCTGGAACCCTAGCAGTCATATGAGCAACTGTATTTCTTAAATCCTGAGCGCTAATCTCTGGTCTCTTGCCCGTATAATCTGGATTAAACATCACAGCAAGCCTGTGAAGGAAGCCTTCTACGCCCCTCTTTATCTTGTTATACAAGCTTGGATTAGATTCTGGAGGATTAGCCTGGACATAATAAGCTATCACCTCTTCCCATAATCTATTAGCTCTATCAATATCTTTCTTGGTATAGCCGTCTTCTAGCAATGACTGCGGATCATTTAAAGCTTTCTCTACTAATTCGCTGATAGCTTCTTGCTTAAGCCCTTCATATTCAGTTACTTGAAATTCTTGAACTGCCTTTCTAAAGGCCCAGAACATTTGCCTGTCTTCCTTCTTAAGGAGAGCGCTAGCTGATTTTTTAATGTCAGTCCATTGAGCGTCGGTCCATATGCCCTTCCCGTAATGCACCCCAATCTCATGGAATATTAACCCTCTAACCTCACGAGACTCTATGTTGTCAAGAGTAAAGTAAACCTTTCCCCTGCTCACCCAAGCCATAGTATAGTTGTAATCTCTTGCGTGATTGTAATCAGGCATTAGATTCTTCATATCATCTCGTTTGACAAAATTTATAAATCCAGAATCTATCATTGATTTAGTTGATTCCGACCCAAAGACGCTGGTTAACTCAGTCCTAAACGACTGCTCCATAGATCTTTTGAGCCCGAATGTTAACTTAATAAATCTTGCTATAGCGCTTCTGGATTGGGATGAAATATCAGTCTCATCCCCCAAGCCTTCTGGATCTAAAGGGTCATAGACTGTATCAGTTTCAGTATTGCTTTCGGCTACTGAATTAAACTCTGCATCAATATCTCCCATACCTTCAGCTTCTAGTATGGCTTCTATCTCGGCTGCTTCTAGCGCAGCTATAATGGCAGCGGTTTCTTCTTTCTTTGTCTTAGGCTTTTTAGTAGGTGGACCTTCTGCTTCTTCAAGCTGTATTAAAGATTTCTTGGGGGGAATGGATACCTCTAGCCACTCCGAATTAACTAGATCACTAAAGCCAGACTCCTCATATTGCTCAAGAATATACTCTTGAGCTGTAATCTGCCTATCCCCCAACTCTATCATTGGGTTGTCCTTATAGATCTTCCAAATTCTTTTAAACTCTTCACTAGTGAGCATATCTGGTTCAGTTGCTGCAGTTTCAAAAAAGTCAGATATCTCTGTCCTCGCATCAGCATCTGTAACAATGCCTATTGGCTTATCAACTAATTCGCCCTCAATTGAAACTATATCTGGATCTTCTTCAACAACTTTAGCTTCTCTAGCTTCTTGGGCTACAAGAAGGTCATCAGCTTTCTGCTTCTCAGCCTCACGCTCCCTTCTCTCTTCATTCTTCTTGGCTTCTTCGTCAATCTCAGCCTTACGATCTGCCGCCCTTTTAGCTTCTAATGCGTCAAGCTCTTTCTGCTTTTTAGCTTCAGCTTGCTTAGCCTCTTTGGCTACCTTATCTGCTGCTGCCTTATCTTTGGTGTCTTCCTTAGCTTGCGTCTCTGCTCTAGCTGCTTCTCTATCCCTAGCTACATCTGCAGGAGAAATATCTGGCTCTGCAGTTGCCTCTGCATCAGCTATAAGATCAGCTCTTGCTTGCTCAATAGGATTAGGAGCCGGATCTCCCAAACCTTCAGCTGGAATATCAAATGGTTCCGCTACTGTAGGACTAACATCAGGCATTACCACATCTGGATATAATGCTTCATACTCTGCAATAGCATCATCTCTGGCTTTGCTTATCGGAGAGATATACTCATCAGCAAAAGCTGGTTTAACAGAGAATGGGTCAGCAACACTTACTTCTGGAGAAGGAAAGCTTGCATCAGGATATACTGTTGTGTCTATTGCTACAGCAGCAGCTGCATCTTTATTTACAACCGGGGTTACTTTTCCTTTAGAGGCTGGCCCTCTACGAGAACTAGGGGTAGCGCCAGCTGGAGCCTTGGTTGTATCTGGCTTTGCAGTTTCTGTAACTGGAGCCTCTACTTCTACAGCTTCATCTAGTGCGTACTTTGATTTTCCTTCGGTTTCAATATATATTTTAGGGTTCGAACCAACAGTATAAACTCTTACAACCTTCTCTGGTGTTGAAGATTTTTCGGTTGTCCCACGCCTAACAACATACCTTCCAGTAAAAGGATGAACAGGAATGTTTGTTTCTTTTGCTTCTGCTTTTCTAGTCGCTTCAGCTTTCTTTTGAGCTTTCTCTAATTCCTTTATTCTAGTATTATATGCATAACGGAAATGCTTTTCAGCTTCTGGGCTAATTTCTTTACCAGCCAAGACAGCTGCATCATTTAATGACCCTACCATCTCTGGTATAGACTTACCATCTGCCACAAGAGCATCAAACGCAGCATTAGCCGATGCCTGAGCATCTGCTTTTGTTTTTGCTACAGACGCCTTTGCTGCAGCAGCATCCGCCGCTCTAGAATCGGCATCAAATTTCTTTTCCTCATCGGTCGCTCGTTTCTTTGCGACTCGAGCACCACCAAGTTTCCTTCCTGTTGCTGCTGCTGTGGCTTTCTTATCCCCTATAATAGCAGAGATATCAGCAGAAGAACCTGAAGCTGTATCAACAGCGGGTACACCAGAGTCAGTGGTAATAGGGGGAGCTGGGGGAGTGGTCTTGCGGAATCGAGAAAGGATTCCTTCTTTTGGGGGAGCAGCTTCAATTGCATCAGAAGCTTGAGATGGGGATCTGTAGAATAAGCCGAATGGCATGGCGACAATAGCGCCTTGGTGGAATGCTTCTATAACTCTATCTGAGGTTATATCATCCCAGCCAAAAGATACTTTGCCTTCCTTTACGTATCTGGTAGTGACAAGATTATTTAGTTCCTGCATGGATTCAACACCACCACCATAAGCAAGAGCGCCCATGACGCCTTTCATCTTGTCCTTAAGCCAAGGTTGGTCTAAGTTTTTAGCTATGAATTTATCGTATCTAGTCTTCCCTCCAGGGAGAATCCGTGATACACGCCCTATAAGAAGAACGTCTAGCATGCTATTAGTTAGAGCAGCATACCCAATAGCTATAGGGTCTGTCATACCAGTTTTTTCTAACTGCTCCCTATAGTTTTCCGTACTATGGTAGAAAGCAGAAAGACCGAAACCAGCTGGAGTTTTACCAGCAGCATAGGCTGCAGCATACGTAGCAAGCATAGGTCCTTGTCGGCCTATGGCTTTAATTATATACTGCCATGCATCATTAAGCCTGCCTTCACCCATAGCAGCGTACATCTCTTGGTGTGTGTTAGCACCAGGCAACGCGGCTTGCCTTCTGGCTGCTTCCTCTCTGTTTCTGAGGCGCATTGCCTCGCCCCATTTAGAGAAGTCAGACCCAATATTCTGAAGACCTATATTATCTCCAGCTTTGCCAGATAGGTAATTGCCTATTATAGCTAAGCCTTCACCAAAAGTACCTTGAAGATCGTCTACGCCTGATGATGCGGAGTCGAAGAAGACTTTCCAATTTGAAACCTTGGGAGGAACGGTGGTAATAGGTTGGGCTACGGGAGACTGAATGATTGGCCTATCAAATGTAAGTCCAATTTCAATGTCGCTAGTAGCTGGGTCATCATACGGAAACGGAGATGGCGCTGCCGAGGTATATTGTTCAGCCATTAATTACTCTTTGAAAATGAAAAAGTTCTTCCGGTTGCTTGCTCTACCATTCCCTCTAGGTCATCAATCATTACCTGTTTATAATTAGGATCTTCCTCAATTGCTTTAGCAATACCGTGCCATCTTCCTTCAATCTTATCTACAAATCTCTTAGCTGACATCTTGCCTCTAATAACATCTTCTAGGCCAAGGTATCCAAAGGCTAAAGCTAAAGCCTGCTCTTGCATTGAATCTTTAAATACTTTATTGTCTAAGAATATCTGAGCATCTTTCTTGCTGCTATTTAAAGTATCAGCATAGATATCAACAAGGAAGCCATTAGTAAACTGGTACTTTCCTATTCCTAAGCTATCCCCATACTTAGCACGAACATCAGCCCACTTACCTGTATTCACCATTGGATCGGGTGGTCTTGCTTCCTTGGTAACAGTGTTGTACCCGACAGCATCATACAATCCCTTAGATTCTGTAAAAGAAATCTTAGGACCAAATCCTATGCGTGGATTATTCAATACCATCTCAGGAACTTCTCTTGCTAGACCTATAGACTCAATTGGAACATCTGCATTAGCGGCTGCTTCTGGAACCACCGAAGAGCCAAGAGAGGTTACCCAATTAATAAGATCATCAAAAGTATCTGCAGATTCATCGGGACTCTGTGTATCACTCCTTTTCTTTATAGATGTTCGTGGAGTTTCGGTTCTTTTTAGTTCTCGCGCTTGTTGTCTGTGCCAACCTTTCATGCCAAGACTTTCTCTATCAGCGTCCCTTCCGTAGTAATCACCTTGCCCCACATCAACAGACGGTAAGGTAGCATCCATTATATTTTTGGATTCGCTACCTATAGTTCTAGGGTTTTGCAAACTATTTTGAAATTCAATAGCTTGAAAAGGCTTGTCTTTTTGAATTTCCTCAATAAGCAAATCATAAGGTGTCTTTGTTCGCTCGGCTATCTTAACAGCTAAACTAATGACTTCTGGATTACCCTCTACAAATTCATACATGAAGTCATTTGCAGCTTCTTCACCAGCAATTCCTGCATAGACCTGACCTACACCCATGAGAAGTAACCCCAAAAATTGACCAACCCTACCGCCAGCTCTCCATCGTCTATTAACTACATGGTTTCTATATGAAACTTTTGCAGCGTTCGCCTTACCTTCCATGTCAGCTAGTTCTCTCTTAAGAATATCAGGATTACCATAGTCTGGATTCTTTAGAGCTCTCTTAAGAGTTGTCTGTTGAGCTTTAATCTGTTTGTCTAATTCATTTATAGTTGTTTTCAACGCTTTCATTGCTTTAGTACTAGCGCCGCCAGATATGCTCTCGCCTTTCCTCTCTAGCTCTGTATTACCAAATTTCCTTTTTCCAACTTCTATAGCTATAATAGCAGATGCTCCAGCCACTGCAGAAACACCCCTTCCTGCTGTCCAATAATCCTCCCCTTCTTCTGCTCCAAGAGCTCCGCTCTCAATAGCTGATAGAACTTGATTAGCTTGCTGGACAACTGTTTGGGTTGGTAAAGATTCAACCACAGGCACAGTATCCTCAGATGAGGTATTAACTGGAGTTGTGTCTCCCCTTGGTCCCGTATAACCACCCGCGTTAAGAGTAGGCTCATCAGCATTAAGTTGTTGTATAAGCTGAGTTTGGTTAGTCCCTTCAATAATTCCTTGACTACCTTCTAAGATTCCTGGAGGTCCGCTATAAGTACCTACATCTTGTTGCCCCAAATAATCTGTCTCAATTGGGATAGATGGCATTCCTCCCGGCTCTAATGCATCTAGTTGATGAGGCCTACCTTGTGAAGAGTAGTTAGATGGAACAAGAGGTAATCTACCAGCTGATAGTTCGCTATCTATAAACCTATCTCTAGTTGAAGAAGCGCTGTCTCCAATATTTTCATTTAAAAATCTCCCAGTCGGAGATCCAATTATATTCTCATCTACATCTCTTCCGAGTGGGTCATAATTAGGAACGTTATCAAAAGGAGTGTAACGTAATTCTGTACCTTTGCTTGTTGATGGTTCCCCATCGGACCAGCTACCACTTGTAGGGATGGCGGTAACGGTAGCGCCAAGATTGTCTTCACCGGTGAATGGATCTCCGCCTACAACAGAAGGAACCCCTGTTATTGCTTGCTGTGCAGAGGATGTACCAGATCCAGAACCAATTTGCCCGTCAATCATCTTCTTTCTAATGCCGGTTGGTACAATTTTCCCCTCGTTATTTCTTACCCAACCGGGAGGGACAATATCCTTAGCTATTAGTATATTATCAACGCTATTTAAAGCTTTAAAGAAATCATCTCCTAGCTGAGTAAAAGCTGCTAAAACTTTTTCTGATACAGTTCCTTCTGAAGCCCAAAAAGCAACTGTATCCTCTGGATTTACACCAAGAAACCTAGAAAAGTCCTCATACACGTCGCTTACAATATTAGGTTCTGCTATTCCTTTAGCTAAACTAGAAATAACTTTACTAAGGAATGGCGCATAACTAAACCATCCTTCTTTCTTAGCTTCATCTCTTTCTTGTTGATACGTCTTCCAAAGGTTGCTTACTGTTGCTCCTACTGCGCTAGCTGCTGGTTCAACTGTATCTATAACACTACCAACAAACCCGCTTAGAGGGCCTTGGCTGGGATTAGGAGGGCTATGGCCTGAAACATCTACACCTGTTTGAGCGCCAGCTGATCCCGCACCACCACCACCCACTTGACGAGGCAACCCACCGATAGACGAAATGTGCTTGAAGCTAACACCAGATGGACCATATTTATTGGTCTTGTAAACCATCATCTGGTCTATGCCTTGACCAAGTTTACCTATTTGATCGTCCATCTGCTGAACAATTTGCTTGAAATAACCGGGCTCGAATCCCATTTCCCTTATACGAGCATTGGATTGAGCAGTAGATAAAGGCATAATGTTGCTACTTCCAGGCGGTGCATAAGCAGACCTGATCATTTTGTTTCTTTCTTCTGTAAGCTTATCCCTTCTGCTTGAGTAACTGAGAATAGTTTGATTGATTGTCTCAAACTCTCTAGTTGCTGTGGCTGTAGCAGAGGACATCTCATGCTGAAGCCCAAGAAGGCCAAGCTGCTGCCTTAGAGACCTATCTTCTTTTTCTCTAGC